AATGAACGTGCCTGTGCGGACTTAGTTATTCCCCTCGTAGTTTACCCTTTTTATTGGTACCAAGCGTTGTACAGCCTTTAAACGGCCGGTAGTGGGCATTTTACTGTGCCTGGTACGTTTTCTTTTTGCTCTGATAGGTCTTTTGCCAATTAGTTCAGAAATAGTAGCTGTGGTAGTAAAACCGATCATTTGCCGACTTTCCGCATTGCTCTTGTGTGTGCTTGAGCAAACGTTCTACCCGACTCTAGGTCTTTAGCCATTTCTCTCATATGTTTTAGAGAATGATGCCTAGCATGGCGGTTCATAGCTTTTTGTTGTGTTTTATTGAGTTTTGCTGTGAACTTCTTAATGGATTTTACTAAAACCATTTAACGCTTTTTTCTTTTCATCTTTTTGTTTTTTTTATTTTTCTTCATTCCCTTAGAGTGAGAACCTTTTCCAGTATGGTATGGCATTATTTTTTCCTTTTCTTTTTACCCTTTTTTCGACTTTTTAGAATTGCTTCCTGTAGTCCTTTTGGTAGTTTTTTTTGTTTTGGTGTTAGTTTCATGATACTCCTTTTTTGTTTTTTGGTTCAATGATTTTTTTAGAAAATAACTCGCTATCTTTGAGAAGAAATCATAAAGCTTCATGTATATTTTTTTCATCATGTTATTAACTCAAAATGCGGTGCATCAATAAAAGGTCTTCTTCCCTGTGAACGTCTAAGGTCTATGTAAGCGTTCATAGCTTCCTCCGCTGTGCCTTCCCAAGATCGTAGGTCTGGTATATGCCATGAAGCACCCCACTTTATCGGAACACCCTCACGGACTGACGCTTCTTTCATAGCATCGGCAATATCATCATAAAGGTTTAGTTCCCATGAACCCCTTGACCCAACATAAGCCATAAGGTCAACTGCATCGCCTGTTAAATGCTTACTTTTCATGGTTTGTGAAGCACCTCTAGCCACTAATTCCTCTTGTTCTTTTTCGGTTCTAAGTCCACAGATCACCCCGAAATCTACGTTTGTCAGACCTATCGCTGTAGTGACTACTGAATGTAATTCGTTTTTTACTCCGTCTAATCGCCCTAAACTTCTTTGTGATAATGTAAAAGCCATTTTATGCTCCTTTTGTTTTATAGTACTTGCTTACTGCCCGACTTCCAAACCAAAAACTCATAATAGACGCAAACAACCCTGCTGTCTGGTCATCCCATATTGTGTCTAATGCCATTGTCCAACCCATCCCACCATTACCCATAAGAGATAATAATGCTGTTATTTTGATGGCAACGAATAAGCTAAAAAAAGCATAAGTGATGATAGGGCGGACACTACCTCGTAATGCGTTAATAAAACCTCCTGCATCCACGCTATCATGTTTATATAACCCCTCTGTTTCTTTTATCTCTGCCTGTTTATCTAATTCTTGTATTTTTAGTTCTGACCTTTTAGCCATTAACTCTATTTCCATTTGCATCTTTTGCAATTCATGCTTGTTTTCTTGTGATTTCTTAAAAAAATTAAGAATTTCTGGTAAAAAGCTTGTTCCGAACCCTAACAAACTACCTAGTAATGTCATCATTTCGGTTGTTCCCTTCTTTTTGCCAGTTGATTAAACCCAATGAAACTACCTATTACACCCATGTTACTTAGCACCCATATTTCAGCGATGCCCGAAAGATGATCTATGCGTTCAATAGGTACAATCGGGGTCATTAATACCACAATAAAGGCGGTGACTGTTATAGCTGAGAACCACACAATATAGCGTTGTTGATCTTCTTTTTTATCTCTGTTCTCCAGAAGCACCAGTTTTTCACGCATTTCAAACTCTGCGTCACTGATTATATTATCGCCATTTGCATCAAGCTTTTCGAACTTAGAGCCTTTTTCTAGTTGTTTCTGGGTCATTCTTTTCTCGTTACTACTTTTGGTTTGCAATATGCTGAAAAATTATTTCTAGTTTGTCTTTCATTATAAAAATTTATCTTTTCCGCATACCAACTGCATTTATCAATACTTCCGTATTCTATAGACTCATCATATATCTCTGTGCCTTCAAGAATAACAAGCACGAATAACAATGTCATTTTTTGAATCTCTCATTTAGTGAGTCTAGGACATTATCTATATTAGGCGGTTGACCATTTGGGTCATACTTGCAACGGTACTCATTTGGGCAGTTTCCTTCTACTACTAGCGTATAGGTATCATTTGCACCCTTATATAAACACACTTGTTGTCCGTTCTTTGCTGTCACTCTTTTATATCTCCTGCACGTTATATATTTTGGGTCTTCTCTTATGCCTTTTCTTTTTTCCTGTTCCCATGTCCAGTCGCTAAATTTTTTTAGAAAACAAGTATAACAGTTTTTTATGTTGTCGGATTGTGCTAAATATATTGTTTCTCCTTCTACGCATAACCATTCAAATGTTTCTTGACCGCCTTGCTTTCTTACACAATTAGCCGAACCATCCCCTGTCGAGTCCCATAAGGGAGAAGATGAAAAGACCCAAAAGACCGATGCCAACACTAAGAACGATAATGAGTACAACAATACTGATAACTTTTTCTCTGAATTTCTGCTTATCGTAAACCTCCTTTTGCCTTCTCAGACGAATATCTTTTTCCATGCGAAGCAATTCTTCCCATTTTGACTGTCCATGCGAGAATTGAATGAATGTTCTGAGGTCATTTCTTTGTTGTTCTAACTGGGTCTTAGCGGTAAATGCTTCGATGGCTTCTTGTTCAATACTTTTTCCACTAATAACTTTTTTAAGTAAAGATGGGTTTTTTGCTGACTTATGGGCGTTATCAATATCGGAAACCGCACCCATCCATCTAGATAGGTCTTGCGACATAGCTTCTAGTTCTCGCCCTGCATGAAATGCCCTTTTTAAGCCATTAAAAGCGGTACTGGCAACTGTTAAGCTTGCACTGATACTTATAGGGTCAAACATTTACTAACCCCCCCTGTGGTCACTTCATAAGACAATAGTGTTAAAGATTACACCAAACGAACTAATCACATAAAATGCGGTTATGGAAATAACTATTCTTTCGAGTCTGGATACCCTGCGTTCCATGTCCTGTCTAAAGTGGTACATATCGTTTTTAAGAACGCTTAACTCCATTAGTATTGTGTTTATGTCTTGTTTAGTCATTACCCTGCTTCTGAGTCCTCTATATTTTGTAGTGTTTCGTCATTTTGTAGAGATGTAGAAAGTTTTTGCACATAATCTTTTTTTGCTATCTCATAAATGTCTATTTGTCTAACCAAACCACTTAGTTCATTTATTTTATTTTGGCACAAAGTAATCTGATCTATTAATACTTTCTGGTCATTTTTTAGATTGTCTATAGGGTATTCTTTACCATCAATATTTATTACATTGCTCATTTAACTGCTCCAAGGTTGTCCACTGCCTGACTTCGGTGTCTTGCTTTCTGTGATTTGATTAGCGACTGCTGTTTCAATTCTGGTTACTTCATCAGAACCCATCAATGCCTTTGCCCAAGTAATACAGTTTGCTTCTGTCACTTTTGCGTATTCAATGAATGAGCCAGATGGGTCTGGGCATCCAATGCTTCCATAGTAATGTCCATTGTGTGTTACACCATCTACTGTTTCTGCATCACTACAAGTGTAGTGCAATTGATGTATTTGATTTGTTCCCTTTTCACCTTTTACAGTATAATCAGTGTTTACTATTTTCCATGTTACTGCCATTCTCTTCTCCTTTATTTTGCTTCCAATGCTGTAATTCGTGCTTCTATAGAGGCAAACCTTTGTTCGTTGTAAGCACAGATAAAAGATAATAACTCACTATATCTTATGCCGTATCTTGTTTGCTCTTTGCCATCATCATTTTTCCATGTGTCTTTACACCAAAAGGCATAATTACTGGCATCTAACTTTTCTTCCTTAAATGCATTTTCTATCTCTTGTGCTATAACACCAGAATGCACTCTTGCATCATCGCCCTTTGCAATTACCGCATCTTTATATTTAAACTTTTTAAATAATGACGATATCTTTTTTGCCACTTTCATTTCTGCGTCTGAAAATACTTCTACATCTTGTTTTTCATTTTTATCTGAAGTGTTTATTGAACCTGTTCCTGCAAATAAAGTAGCGTATCTTTGTGAAGAGTGTCCAAGGTCACAATCATTATCTGACGCATCACCAGAACTATCTAAAGGTCTTACTGAACGATTTGAATAAATACCTAGTCCTGCACCACCAGAAAAAACACCATAAAATTTAAATATACTTGAGTCAGTCGCAATAGCACCTACGCTAGTGCCGTCCTTCTTACATAATACAATATTGCCATGATTCCCAAGTCGATTAAACACAGCAGGAACATCATTACTTGCTGAGTTTGACGCAATACCGCCTGCACCATAGATAATACTACCTGATTCAGAGGAACTAGATTGAAAGCCACTAGTTGTAGTGGTTGATACCAACAGGTTGCCACTGCTATCAATCCTCATGCGTTCTGTTGGACTACTTGCACCGTCTGCTGTTGTAGAAAAAGTTAATCTTCCGGGTGTATCATTATTTCCAGTTGTGGCATCATTTTGACATTCTATTTTTCCTGCTGTATGATAATCAGTTCCATCATTAAGAAGAAAACATAATGACCCTGCTGTCCTATCACCACTTGTTAAAGCACTAGATAAATACAAGACAGAACCATCATTGGTGCATCTCAGACTTAAACTTCCGTGATGAAATGAACCTGATAAAGACCCTACTATTTCTACTTGTGGATTTCGAGCAGTAGTGGCTGTTGGAACTGCTGTTACAGAAGTAGAACCCAAAAGCAATGCTCCAGACGAAACAACCCTCATATGTTCTGAGCCATCGACTTCAAATCCTATGATTGATGATGATTTTTCACCATCTCTATCTGCTTTAAGTATTAAGTCACCACCACCTGCACTAATCTCACATTCTGGTGTTCCAGTAGCATCGCTGTCAGTAAGTCGTATTTTTGGGTCTGTGCTTTCTAAATCAAGAAGAACACTTGGAGAATTTGTGCCTACGCCTAATCCCGTAGATGTAACATGAACTACATCAGACCCAGCAACTTTAATATCCACGCGATCATCAGTGTCAGAAGTAATGGACGTATCATTATCCGCATCAAGAATTAATTCACCACCATTCAAATCGAGTGACTCAGCACTTAATGCTCCGTTAATGGTGAGAGACTCAATATTATCATTAGCTTGGTCTAGGGTGAAAAGAGAAATAAAAGCATCATTATCCTCATTTCTTATTTTAAGAATGTTGTTTGTTGTGTCGTAAAATAACTGATTAGCGTATGTGGTTGAGGGTGCTGACGTTCCTGAGTTTGTTGACCCTAATGCTTGTAACGCTGAGTTTAAATCTGATCGAAACGATGCAAACCCTTGATTGGCTATTGATAAATCATTTTGCGACATTTAGCACTCCTAACTTGCTATTTCCCCAAATCCCCTAGCAACATAATCAAAAGTTCTGCTTACTGTTGCACTGGAACTATTAAAAAATTCTATTGTAAACCCTGTTTCACTTTTATTGGTTATAGCATAGAAATCTCCACTCGCCAAGTTCTGTGCTGAAATTCCTACACCTTGTAATGATTTAAATGCAGGACTAAATGTTATTGCTTTTCCACTTGTACTTGTACCGCTTGCCACATCCGCTTCCGCTACAACTCTATCGGGCATATCTACAGTAACCGATAATGCTGAAACTTGTTGTGTCGCTGTGCCTTTTGTGCTTGTCATTTGTAGCTTAAATTTAAATGCTCTTGCCTTGTAATCCCCTACAAAAAACTTTCTAAAATCTGTGTATGTCGGTGAACCACTTGGGTCACCTTCTGTTGTTGCTACTAATAATTCTGTATTTGTATCGTCAAATTGTTGGGGGTCACCATCAAATAAACCTGATCTATCATCAAAGTTTCCAGAAGCATCATCAAAAGAATCTACAAAACTAATTCGTGCAACATTCATATTTGCTGTAACCCTACTGGTATACACCGAACCTAAATCTATATGCGTATCAAATTCATATGTTCCAGAACTTGCTACATTTCCTACACCGCCATCAAACAACCCTCCTGCATCATCAAAATTTCCTGCTACATCG